TCCTCGGAGGTGCTCCACTCCTTGTACTCGATGCCATTCTGCGCCATCCCCTCGAAGGCCCCACGGTTGTTCGCCCCCACAATCTCCGTCCGGGCAATCCGCTCCGCCTTCCACCACTCGTAGTCTGGCCGGTCCTCGCGGAGCCGGTCTATCATGTCCTGGATGGTGCCGCCCTCTTGTACCACGTCCACCAGAGCGCGGCGAATGTCAGCGTGCATCGTCTCCGGGAGCGTCTTGATCTGCAGCGTCTTGCGCTTCAGCCACTCCTCGACGAGCGGGTTGCTTACATCCCAGACCTCGTTGCCCAGCTCCACCATGCCGAGGAAGCGTTCCGCGCCGTCCTGCAAGGCCTCCCGCACGAAGGGCATAATGGCCTGGACATACACCCGCCCCGCCTCGTTCAAGTCAAAGAGCACTACGTCCGGCGAGGGCAGCGTCTCCTTGCGGAATGCCTTCGCGTCACCCTCCAGGCGAGCTATCACCTGGTCAAGCATCTTGAGCGAGGCCTCAGCCACCGACGCCCGGCAGGCCTCGGCTACCGGGTCCACCTGCGCCATGAACGCCCGGTGGATGCGCCGGTGGTCCGCACTGCCTATCTCACCAGCGAGACTCTTGCGCCGCGTGTCGCGGCTGGCACTTTTGGGGGCATCCCGTTCCGGCCCGCGCCGGGCATCGCGTCTTCGTCCAGCGGCATGTCAGCGCCAGCGTCTTCGGTGTCTTCGTCACCCTGACCCTGTAAGCTCGGGCGCGGCACAATCAGCGGTACCGGCTTCGGCTCCGGCTTCTCACCCAGGGGCCGCTTGCTCGGGTCCCCGTAGACCACATCGCCCACCTTGTCAGGCAGCGGGTCCAGGCCACGGTCCTCCTTGCGCGCCTCGTCAACAGTCAGCCACGGAGTGCCCCCCGTCGCCAAGGTCAGGCGCTGCGCCTTCTGCAAGTCGTCTTCCTGCAGCGCCGCCACGTCGCTCGTGTCAGCCTTCAGGCTATACCCACGCAGCCCGAACCGGGGCAGGTAGAACTCATTCAGCGTGTTGCAGATGATGTCATGGCGCGGCAGGACCGTATTCTCGTAGTAGGCCCGCATCTGCTGCGAGGCGTTAGCGTAACTGGCATACTCCAGCAGGCCCACGCGCACCGGCGGGACGCCAAAGATGGAGAGGATTTCCTCCCGCGACATCTTGGCAAGCTCGAAGAAAAGCGCGTCCTTCCCGGACAGCGAAATCTGCGTGTACTTCATGCCGCCGCCGAGGATCATCATCTTCCCGGCATTGGTCGTGCCCCCGTACACGCTATCCCACTGCGCCCGGAGCTGCTTCATCTGGTCATCGTAGACCGGATGCTCCGCCTGTAGCATGGCTGACGGGATCGCGCCCCGCTTCGTGAACGCGCCATTCAGCGCCCGGATGTTGTGGTCCAGGTTGATGCTATTCTCAGCCGCCTGAATCGGTGACAACCCGTACAGGTCACTCTCGGGGTTCCAGAGCTTGAACTGAATCATCTGCTCAAGCGGAATCTCTTTGACCTTGCTGTTGTCCCCGTTCGGGCGATACTCCCACCACTGAGCCTTCTTACCGAGGGTCACCTTGTCCGCTGCCAGGAGCCACATAGCCGTCGGCGTCTGGCCCTCCGTGAGCATCCAGTAGGCGTTGCCATTCAGGTCCAGCCAGCCCGAGGTCCCCGCCATGTGGCCCGCCCCGTCGGTGCCCTCGTTGACATAGGCCAGCAGGTCCAGCGCCGGGTGCTTCTCGACCTTCTCCCCCGCCGGGTCCTGTAGCACAATGGGTAGCACCGCCACGTCGGCCTGAATGGCATGAACGCAGGCATGGGTCCACGGGTTGCGCGTGTAGCCCGAGGCGTAGTTCGCCCCGTCAATGAGTGGAGCTACGTTATCAAGGTTCGTGAACTCGGCGAAGGTCCAGGCCGTCTTCGTGAAGGCAGCGAAGCGGCTCAGCCACTTAGTCACTCGGTTCATGCTACCTACGCTACCTGAATGAACGGCATCGGCGCCCTGTAGGACATGCACAGGTAACGCAGCGCGTCACAGGCATGGTCCATCGTCTTGTCGGGTTCGTCGTTGCGGATGGTCCCGTCCGGGCGCTGCTTCCAGCAGTAGACGCCTAGCTCCATCCGCAAACTGGGCACGCGGTCTGTCAACAGCAGGCGACCATCGGCCAACCGCGCCCCTACCTCCGCGATGCCTGGCACCACTTCGTTGTTGGCGCGGTCGGCCCAAAGGCCTCCCTGCCGGAAGGCGGCGATGTTCTCCGGCGAGGACGGGTCGCACCAGAACTGCGAGACGCCCCAGTCACTGCGGAGCCGCTGGCCCTGTGCTACCCACCACTCGATGCCGCGCTCCGTCGCGTAGACCTCTTCGAGCAGCCATATCTTCCCATGTTCGTCCAGCCCGCCAACCAAGATCACACCGGGGTTCGTCCAGCCCCAGTCAACGCCGGCCATTGTGCGCACGAGGCGTTGCACGTCCGGCGTCGGTTGGATGTGTTTCTCAGCGTCGAAGTGCGGGTAGATGAGCCCTTCCCAGGCCACATACTCACCGAGGACCTCCTGCCGATACAGGTTCGTCCCCGGCACATACTCGCGCTCCAGTCGCTGCAGGTAGTCCTGTGGCAGGGTCGGGTTGCGGCTCGTCGTGGTATGGATGATCTCAAGATGGTCATGCGGCTGGCCGAGGGTGTCGAAGGCCCAGTGTCCACGCCCCTTCGGCGTGAACGTAAAGAATGCCTGGCGCGGCCCCTTCGGGTCGGACAGGCGGCCCATCAGGTAGTCATAGGCTTGCTTGCGCCAGAGGGCTACCTCGTCACCGATGCACCAGCCCAGCGTTGCGCCGAGCAATGCGTCCGGGTTCTCCGCCGACCGCAGCAGCACCCGCGCCCCGGTGGGCAGGTCTATCCAACTCTCTGAGTGATTCCACTTCCACTTTCCGGCATAGCCCAGCGTCCGCCCGAGGCTCTGGAAGTGCGGCACCGCCGCCTGCTGGAGTTGCTTGTAGGTCGGGGCCACGTACATGCCCCAGCACTCCGGGAACTCCGTCGCCAGGAGTAGGCACTTGAGGACGCCTGCCCAAGTCTTGCCGGACCGCGCCCCGCCCTGGAAGACGACGTTCGCCGCCTTGCTACTCAAGAACCGTAGCTGCTCCGGGTAGGCCGGTATCTCCACTGTCCGGCCGGGCCTCGTCGTCTCGGAAGTCGCGGATGACAACTTCGGTTATCCCCGTCTGTTCGGTCTGAATGGGGGGGGCGTTCCCGTCGCCCCCCAATCCGATCCGCTGTGCCACGGTCCCCATGATCCTGTCCAGGAGACTGTTCGCCGCCGTCACTCCTGGCGACCCAGGTTCGCCCATCGCGCTTGAGGCGAGGCGTGTCAACGCCACTTCCGTGTACTGGCCAGCGTGGACGCTCAGAGTAGCCCAGACCGCCTGTTGCCACGCTTGTGTCCGCCGCCAGTTGTAGATCGTCTTCGTGGTCAAGCGCAAGGCATCGGCGACTTCCTGCCAGCCTTTCCCCTCCAGAATGCGCAGGCGGGCCGCTTCGATGTAGCGCGGGTCCAAACCGGAAAGATCAGGTAACGCCATTTCGTATCATCGCGGCGAGCGCCACAATCTCCTTATCGGCCAACTCGGCAACCATGTTCACCGTCTCTTGTGCCTGGCGTAGTCGGGTCCGAGCATTGCCCAAAGCCGCCTGGTAGGCGTCGTACTGGGTCCGCGTGAAGGTCAGGGAAACCAACTTCGGCGCCGCCGCGGATACCCCCCCGGCTGCCGCCGAAGCCTGTAGCTTGCCAGCGAATGCGACCTGCTTCTGCCTCAGCGCCGCCGGGTCCTTGATGCGTAGGATGTCACGCAGATCGGCGTCGTTTCCCGCCACCGCCAGGGCGACCAAGTTCTCGGCCCACTTGCCCTTATCACGGCGAGCAGTGGCCTCCTCAAGTGCCATCCCTAAGGCCATCGCGTCTTCGCGGCAGGTAACTGATTTAGCCACCACTGCCGGGAAGCAGCGGAACTCAGCGTAGACTGTGATCCAATAGCGGTGTTCGCCATTGATCAGCGTGAAGGCCGTATCGCCTTCGGGGTCCCGCCACACCAAGGGCAACTCTGAGGCAACCCAGCCCTTGGTCTTGATGCTGTTGGCAATCGCCACCAAGCGGGCATCGTTGCAGTCCTTGGGGTTGTAGTTGTTGGGTGACACCTGGACTCGTTCGAGGAGCAGGCTGGGGTCAAGGTCCCCATACACCTGCTCCTCGTCGAGCCCCAGGGCCGCAATCGTCTTGCGAGCCTTGGGTGAGATCATGGATACTAGGCCATGCGGAACGCCGTGCGTCCACCGCCTCCACCGCCGCCACCGCCACCGTTTGGCATCTCTTACACCGCCTTTCTGTCGCGACTTTAGCCGAACCCAGGAGGCCACGGCGATTCGCCGTTCAGCTTCCGGGCGTCCTTCACCTCGTCGAAACTCCGGCCATCCCAACCCTGTTTTGACCGACACGCGGCCCAGCTCTGGCGAGTGTTCATCGCATCATAGCTGACCACTACCCCGCCCGTCTCGTCATAGAGCTGGTTGCCCGGCTCT